TATGAACATGATGTAGAAGGAAGAGAAAAAGAAGAAAATCCATTAGATCCAGATAGTGAGTATAGTTCTAAAGAATATGATGCTGAAACTAAATCTAAAGAATATGATGCTGAAATTAAAAGGTATGGTGATTACGAAACCACAAAACCAATTGATAATGCTGGCATTAAAAGTCCTCAAAAAAAACCAATAATAGATCAAGAAAAACCAATAATGGATATAGAATCTGGTCTAACATTATTTAAAGAATATTTAGGAACAACAAAAACATTAGGAAGCCTAATTACAAAAAATCATACTTTTATTTCAAGAAATAATGAAAATAAGTATGATCTTGAAATAGAAGAATTCTATCGCAAATTATTTATTGAAATTACTGATAAACTTATTGGAAATGTTAAATCTAAAGTTAAAGTGACTATTTTGAAGAATTTGTTTTCAGAAAAAGAAACTTCATTGCCTGTGAATGCTAAAAAAGTAAAAACTAATTGGGCAAGATTTACAGCAGAAAAATATAAACAAGAACTTAAAGATTACGCATATAGCAAGAATTTTCTTCCTATGATTTCTCATATTTTATAAAGATAAATAAAAATGGCATTAAAAAATACAGATGGAACTTGTTATAAGCCTTTAGGAAGTGTGCAACAGTACAATCCCAATGCACCAGAACATGATCTTTTCAATCAATGGGATCAAGAATCTATCAGGCGTGGTGGATCTCCTTTGTATTACTATGAAGTTTTTATTCAACAACAAACTGTAGATCCACTTTATTTGGAAGATCGTGGTAAAATATTTTCAAACAATCCAATTCAATTGTGGTGTAGTTACGAACCAATACCATCTCAAAATGCATTAAGTCAATTTGGTATAGATTCACCAGACGAAATGGTATTTGAAGTAAATTACAAGGCTGTTCTTCAATCTATAGGACATCCTCCAAAGATTGGATCAAGAATTTTTAGTCCTCACTTAAGAGAAAATTGGGTAATTATCCAACGAAACTTAGGTGAGTTTAAATTGTGGGGAGCATTAAGAATGGAACTCATTTGTCAGAGATTCCAAGAATCTGTTACGACTGGCGAAGGCGAAGTTACACAGAAACAACCAGACCTTAAAATTAAAATTGTATAGGAGATTTCATGGGTATATTTTTTGAATTCTTAGAAAAAATTCGTATTGAAAAAATGTTATTAGAACAAGATGCACCACAAGGATCGCCACAAGGTGGTAATCCTCAAGATCAAGGAAATATGACAGCACCAGACGCTCCTCCAGAACAGCAAGATTCAAGTTCTGGTCAAGGCGAAGAAAGTGGTCTATCTCCAACTGCTCATGACGATAATTTTTCAAAATTAATTGATATTATGAAACAAGCTTTGCCAGATTTGAAACCAGAAAATAGAAAAATTATTGATGCATTTTTAAAAACAAATAATTTATCTGGCGGAGATGAACCTAAAAAAGATTCCCAAGACCAAGACCAAAGTCAGGGTCAAGACCAAAGTCAGGGTCAAGCACCGCCAACAGGAATGGGCGATCAATCAGGAATGCCAGCACAACCTAACCAGATGGCTGCTCCACAAATGTAGTGAAGTTTTGTTTTTCATATAGATTAGGCTTATGTACATTTGTTATAAGCGACAAAGGTATTTTTGGCTGTATCAGTCTTTCGCTTTGAAAGATCAAGGGTTTATAACTCTTGGTCTTTTTTTTCAGTTTGAATGGTGGGATTTTCATTTTTTCCTTTTACTAATTTTCTAGCTATACGACCCCTTGGTTTTGCTTTTATTTCTTCTAAATGTTTTTGAACATGAGGACATCCATGTTTCGCAGCAACAGATGCAAGTTTTTTATATTTATCGTCAAACTGGTGACCGCCTTCAGATGTCCATGTTAAGCCAGCAATACTTCTTGCGTTATCTGCAATTATTCCGTCTTGCGATCCTCTTTTAAAAATTTCTTGTTCTGTCATAGGCTCTACTTCATAAGAGACTTTTTTTGGCAAAATTAAAATTTGTGCATATGGCTCGTCTTTTCTAAATATATATTTTTGTCCTTCAACTGGATTTTTGAAAACAACAAAAAATATTTTTGACCACCAACTAGTTTGCAAATGCCCCGGAACTACACATGGAACAGTATTTGTTGTGTCGGTATAAAATCTTGGATGAGACTCCATTCTTAGTACATATCCATCTGGAACTTGTATGTCTAAGCATGATGTCATTCCAAAATGACCATCAGCAAAACAAGCAAATGGAGGGAGATGAACTCCTTGTGATTTTGTAATTTCATTTTCTGCTGCGAAATCACCTTCAAAATGCATCTTGCCATCACGCATTGTAGCGTGAAATTCCGTTTCAAACGGAAATGTTAATTCCATCCCATAAGTTGAACCATCGATAAATGGCTGGCAGTGCCATGGTTGTGCCTTACTTCCATTTGTGTGTGTGTGATCACAACCACTCCAGCCGGGAATTTGAAGTTTTATAGATTTTGGTGGTTTTCCCAAATGCCATGTTCGACACTTAACTCTAATAGTTTCAGACATTTTTGGTGTCACACTCCATAACTAGGTATAAAGGAAAAAAAATGAACGATATTAATCATCCATCAAAAGGTCTCAATGAATGCAATGATAAAAGCCCTTTGAATTATAATGAAAATCTTGATTCATTTCCATCAAATTGCAAACCCGGAGAAAATAATTCCAATTTTCGCCAAGTCAATGACGAATCATTGAATTGGCTTAAAGATACGACAAATAAAAAAGTTGGTTTGGGTGCTGCTGCAAATTGTGATCCTATGCAGACTGGATCTATTTTAAATGATCCTAGTAAAACTAGTCGTGACACCATTTATCGTTATTCAAAAGCGAAGCGTGGTTGCGATGATGCGATGAGAGACCTTTTTACAGATATTGTTGTTATTGATGAAAATGCAAAAGCTCATCCAATTCCAATTATTTGGGGTACACAAGAAAAAGCAGTTGCAGCAATTCTTTTAGACAATGTAAGAAAAGATGAAACATTAGTTGTTGATAGAATTAAATTACCGATGTTAGCAATTCATGATTCGGACATTCAGTTCAATACAAGCAGATATACATATCACAAGGCTTTAGATTATAGAAGATATCTAAGAGAAGATAATAAGCCGGGATTTACAATTGATGAAAAATACAATAGAGACACAGTGCTTGGATTTGCTCGTGGAATACCAGTAGATATTACATATACTCTTTATGCTTGGACATTATATGTCGAAGATATGAATCAAATTTTAGAACAAATTTTGTTAAAATTTAGTCAAACAGCATATATAAGCGTAACTGGCGTTCCGTATGAGATAATAGTAAAGCTTGATTCGATTGCTAATAATTTGGATTATGAACCCGGAGATCAAGCAATCAGAGTTATAAAATATCAGTTTAATATGACAACTGAAACATATATACCTCAACCGATCACCAGACAAAAAGCCGTACTAAAAACAAAAATTGATTTTGTTGATGGCTTAGAAGAAAACGAAATTCAGCAGGTTATGGCGAGATTGGAAGAAAGTGTAAAGGAACTTAAATGTTAGAAATTAAGAACAAGCATAGATTTCCAGTTCAATTAATCATAAGGTCAAGGAAGGCTCCTCGTGCTTTCACAACTTTGAATATTCCGGGAATAGGTTGTGGAAAAAATATTTTTTATTTAGAAGATGAACGAGCAACTGAATATATAGACAGAGCAGTAACTGACGGATTTATCTCTGTCAAGCATGTACCGAACAATATTTTGTTAAAAAAGGGAGAATAGACTATGGCGATACTTAGAGGTTTTCCACCATCAAACACAATCAGTCCAAGTGTTCGCATTGCCGAAAAGGACTTGAGTTTTGTCGCACCAGAGCAATCTTTGCACAGGGCGGCTTTAATTGGATTCGCAAGCAAAGGTCCAATTAATATTCCTACTATAATTGCAAGCCAAAGACAGCTTCGTAGAACCTTTGGTAATCCTCATCCAGAAAATGGAGATCCATATCTTATCTACGCTGCAGAAAGTTATTTGCTTATTGCAAATGAATTGTATGTTGTTCGTGTTGCAGATACCGATCCAGTTAGCGATGAATCTGCGACTATGGCAGAAGTAGAAGTTCCTTCTGCTGGTACAATTATCGAAATTGTTTCTGATACTCCTTCACCATATGTTTTCGATCAAACTAGCTTTTTCCGTTGGAGACTTAATGGTGTACTCAGCGAAAGAACTTTGATAGTTGAAGAAAATGGCACAGGTTACGATACAGATGAACTTGTAGAATTACTGAACGATCAAATTGATTTTCAGAATGATGGCATTCAATTTTTTGGTGGAGCAGATGATAATATAGGAATAAGAACTCTTTGGGCTTATGGTCCTTCTGCAGAACTTGAATTTGTTGCTGTACAGAACTCCATTTGTGGTTCCGAAGGATCTACTGGTCTTGGAACAGATATGTTAGTTGCTGAAATCCAAGGCACTGCGTCTCATTATCCCGATGTTACTTATACAACATCAGGGTATTATAACTTTGATGGATTAACTGGCATTACTCTCAATATCGTTGTTGATGGAACAGATAATGTTCTTATCGACAATGTAGTTCAAGTTATTGATCTTTCAGCCTTTGACGGCATGGGCGATGTAGATATTGATGATATCGTTACTGAAATCAATAGCCAAGTAGAAAGTGGAAGTCTTCCCGGTGGTTGGATAGCTTCTGTATTTGGAGGAACATCTTTGAAGTTTGAAACGCTTCATAGTGGTCGTGATGCTAGATTGCGTATTAAACCAGATAGCACTGGCGAACTTATATTCGGATTGCCGACAACAACCGCAAGTGGTGACACTCCTCCCGGCGATATGAGTGAGGCATCCCTTTGGACATTTGGTAGAGTGGCTGGCGATACCAATAACGATGGATCTATTTCTTTCTTGGTTACTGCAGACTCAGTTGGTATTGAAGGAAACTTCACTCAAGTTGTTGTTAAAAACAACACTCGTGACAGCAATTGGATTCTAGAAGTTTACAACAATGGAAATCAAGTAGAATCTTGGGGTCAACTCACAAAAGATTCTGCAAGTACATTCTATATTGGAAGCTACTTATCTTTAGTATCTGATTATATTCGATCAGTAGACAACACAGATGTTCTTGCTGGACCCGCAGACGGAACATATACATTGTCTGGTGGTTCTGATGGTATTCCTTCAGATCCAGATTTACAAGATTCTTTATTGATCGGTAGTTCTGTTGGATACAGTGGTATTTATGCTGTATCTGAATCTGAACAATATGACATCGATTTAATTGCGGTTCCCGGACATAGCAGCACGACTGTAGTGACAGAATTGCTTTACATGTGTCAAAATTTCCGCCAAGACTGCATGGCAATTATTGATGCTCCATTCGGCTTGACCGTAAATGAAATCATTGCATGGCAAAATGGAACTCATCCTTTAAACACCACTAGATTCGATAGTGACTTTGGTGCGCTTTACTGGCCATGGGTTCGTATTCGTGACAACTTCAACAGAGTAGACATTTGGGCGCCACCTAGCGGATCTATAATGGCAGTTTATGCACAGAGTGATCGCTTGGCTCGTCCTTGGTTTGCTCCTGCAGGTATCACCCGTGGTGTTGTTCCCGGTATTAATGATGTTTATTCTCGCCCTTCGCAAGAAGAAAGAGACTTGATGTATGGCTATAGGAACTGCATTAATCCTATCGTACAGTTTGTAGATACTGAAGGTTTCGTGGTTTGGGGTCAGAAAACTATGCAGAGAAGACCCACTGCTCTTGATCGTGTAAATGTAAGACGCTTAATGTTTTATATTGAAAAGCAAATCAAGGCTAAGTCACGAATTCTATTGTTTGAACCACATGATGAACAATTTAGAGCAGAGTTCATAAGAATTGCAACTTTAGTTCTTCAAGAGGTTCAGACTGACCGAGGTATTACAGCCTTTAAAATTAAGGCTGATGCCGAACTCAATACTTCCGATGTGATCGATAGGAATGAGTTTAGAGCAAGAATTGGTGTACAGCCAACAAGAGCAGTTGAATTCATGTTCCTTGAGTTCAGTATTCATCGAACCGGCAGTGACTTCACCGAAAGCACAGATGCATTCTAATTTTTGAAAGGGGAATTAAAAAATGGCACAGTTAATGCACTTAAATGAGTTGGCTACAAACACCAACTTGGTATTCAAAAGAAAATATAGATGGACATTCGAAGTTCAGTGGAACGGCAAAAAGGTCGGCAAAAACTTTGTAAAGTTGGCTAGTCGTCCTAATTTAACAATCGAAGAAACTGAAATCAACTACTTGCACGGAAAAATGTGGATTCCGGGCAAGGCAAGTTGGGAAACCATCACTGTAACCTATTATGATGTTGCTCGCTCAACAGGCAACGGCATGACAGATCTTTACAGCTGGTTAGCTTCGATCTATAATTTTCAAGATCAAGGCGAAAAGATGATGCAGCAGACCACCGTCCAAGGTGATGGTAATAATGGTGGTTGGGCTGGCAAAGGTACTTTGCTTATGTATGATGGTTGCGGAACAGAACTCGAATCTTGGGAACTTCGAGGCGTTTGGCCATCAGCCGTAAACTTTGGCGATCTCGACTATAGTTCTTCTGAAGAAGCAACTATCGAGTTGACCCTTAGATATTACCAAGCTATATACAACAATCTTTGTGGAACGAATCCTCAACCACAATGCATAGGTTGTTCATAATAATAATCCTTTCAAAAATTGTAAAGCTCCGAATCTTATAAAGATACGGAGCTTTATTTTCATAAGAGGCGATAATGGCACAAAGAATGAGTTTTGATTTCGGATTGGACAAAACAACCGCTTGCTTCAAACGCAAGTATAGATGGCTTTTAAAAATTGATGGTGTTTCGGCAGAAGGAATTGATGCTTTGCCTCCAACCAAATCTGGTCGTCCAAGCTTAACATTTAAAAGCATGGAAGCACAACATTTTCATGAAACCATTTATTTTCCCGGCAAACCAGATTGGAAACCTATAAATTTAACTTTATTTGATTTAAAAAAAAACAAACATCCAGTAATAGAATGGATCAATGAATATTACGAAGTAAATTCTTCTGGTGTCAAACTTAAAACTGCGACCAATGGATTTAAAAAACAAGGAAAATTAGAACTATATGATGGCTGTGGCGAAATAATAGAAAAGTGGATATTTGAAAACATGTATCCAGAAACAGTAGAATTCGGTGAATTAGATCACAGCGATTCAAATATAATTTATGTAGATCTTAGCTTAAGATACGACAGAGCTTATTATGAGCCAGTTTAATCTTCTTCTGGATCTGTTGAGCTACTAAAATAAAGATCATTCTTTAAAATTTCTCTACACTCTTCAAGTGCCTGTTCGAGTTCTTTTGGTTTCCATCCCAAAACTCGACACGCACCACTCTTGTTGAGTCTTCCCTTTTTAGTGTACACATCTTTTTCATTTTCAAGAAGTGCATCTATAAGTGGTGCATATCCCTTTTCCATTAATTTTTGTATAAGTTCTTGTTTTTCTAATTGCTCAATAAGATTGCTCATATGTTACCTAAATTAAGTGGCGTACAATATCCACTATTAAAATTATAAGTATGCTGGAAATATTTTTCAAGCAATCAAATAAAAGTTACCTATCATTTGATTGATAATTTTTATATGTTCCTTTAATCTGTCTCTGGCTCTGTTCCATGCTCACGCTTAAGTGATCTTGATATTTTTTTTTAAGTTCATTGTAATTTCTTGCTGTTCTATACAATTGTCTGAAGTGATTGATAATGCAAGTTGTCATATAGTTGAATGCTTTTCCTTTACTTGGATCAAATCTATCAACTTTTTCAAAGCATATGAGAACACCTTCTTGAACTGCATCATCTGGATCAATAAGGTTAAATTTTCTATATCTAACAATATTTTCCGACAATAAATAAAAAGCAGTGGTCAATTTATCTTTTAATTTGTTGTATTCTGCAAAATAAAATTGGAATTCTCTTTCATAAGAATCCCAAGATTCTGGTCTTACAAAATTATCTCTTTTAGATGTTCTTTCTTCTGTAGCTTTTATTTCTTCTATAAGTGTTTCGAATTTTACTTTATTTCTTTTAATTTTTATAAATTCAGAAATAATGACTTCAAAATTTTTGTTATTTAGATATTCATTAGCCATTAAGTTCCTTAGATTTTAAATGAATGTTCATGTTATTTTCTTTCTTCCATTCTTCAATTCGTTCAAGAGCTTCTTTTTTGGCATCTTCATACCATTTGTCGCATATCTTATAGTAGGAACGACTATACAATTTTCCTGATGTAAAACTTCTAAAGTGATCAATATTATCATCTAATGTTCTTTTGAAATTTTCTTCTTTGCCAATTAAGTGTGGTTCAATTTTGTGTGATCTTAAAATATAATTACCCAACAACTCCGTATCTGGCCAACAAGGTCGTCTTGGATCTGGTATTGGATCTTTGATATTAAATATGTTGCAAAGTCTGCGTAAACTCCATCCAAAGCCGATTATATCCATTGTTGGAATGTGGTACATGGTAGCGGTATGAGAAACCATTCCCTTCCAATCTTCGTGCGCTCTAGGCGATATTTCATATCCAACAACTGGAGAATTTGTTTTGCACAAATCGATCATCTCATTTAAAAGTGTTTTTTTTCTTAAAAAAACATCAGAATGAGTGGCAAATAAATATTCAGTTCGACAGCATGAAAATGCTAAATCCATGGCAATAGCTGGAAAGTCACTTGGATGGAGAACGCCATTAAATTTCAAACTGTGAACCTCAACATCATCATTCCTTAAGCCACATATCTTTTTGTATTCTTCTTCATTGCTACCAGTATCTACAATTACAACAAATGGCTTTGATGATTGTTCTTTCAACAGTTGAATACATATGTTAAGTTGTTCGAATGTATCCATGACTGGAATAACCGCTGTAACTTTGTGATGCCAAGGTTTTTTTTCGATACTTCCTTCCCATGGTTTCTTTAGCGTAAGGACATTACGAGTAGGAGCGAATTTGTTGAAAATATCTGATATAATGTTAGGAATCATTGAAAATCCTCATTCGCCAAAGTATTACAAAGAATTATGTCTGTATTATAATCATATTGGAAGGTACAACGAAGCCGAAGCCATTATACATTTAATTGAAACGAAATTTAATGAAAAATTTCACATTCGTAATAACATGCAGAAATAATGAATCTACACTTGCCGAGTGTATTGATTCATGTAAGAAATTAGATTCCGAAATACTTATTGCTGACATAAACAGTTCGGATAAATCTTCTGATATCATCGAAAAGATTGGATGCAAGACTATATTCTTTGGATTTCACAACGATTACGCAAAAATAAAAAACAAAATTATAAATCAATGCGAAACAGAATGGATGATGTTTTTAAATGCCAATGAAATTATATTAAAAGGTTTAGATAAAATACAAGAATATATTGAAGGTAAAGATTGCAGAAGAATAAGTGTCATACAAGAACAGGTTATTACAAAACCAATTCGTTTGATAAATAAATCAAATAATTGTATTTTTTCAAATCCAGTATTCGAACACATATCTCATTCTTCTAAACATAGTGATATATTCGTGAAATCTCAAACAATTGATCGTTATGAAGAGAACATGGAGATCATAAAAAATTGGATGAGAGAAAAGCCACTAGTGGCACAAACTCACTATTACTTGAGTTGTATTTATCTTGGAAAAAATAAATGGAATGATTTCATTAGAACTGCCAATCATTATTTGTTTTTAGAAAAGAACAAACCTATGTCATATTTTATGACAAAATATTATCTTGCAATGATTTATGCATATGTTGAAAAGAATTACAAATTAGCATCACAAATCTTGTTTGAAATTATTATAGAAAAGCCTCTGATGGCTGAATATTGGTGTTTGCTAGGAGACATATATTATTCCTTAGATAAATTTGAAAAAGCATTTCATTTTTATGAAAATGCAATGCTTTTAGGTTCACGAAGACTTAAGGATGATGAATTTCCATTCCATATTGAAAAATATAAAAAGCATCCAGAAGAAATGATGTTAAATTGTAAAAATGTTATAAATTCCTCTAAATTGTATAAGTCTAATAAATAACATCTAAATCATTCACAATAACAGTAACTTGGTCTTCGTATCTTGATATCGCAATTTGTTTTCTTCCAACTCCAAGTTTTCTCAAATGACCTTCAAGATCATCTACAGAACAATTTATAACTGAAAATTTATTCTGTGCGAGTCTTTTTACTTCTTCTTGAATATTACTAATTTCACGATTTGGAAAATACTGTTTTATTTGATCGGAACAATCAGATAAAATTTTTCGATACAATGGCATGTTGCATGCACATCCGGGGTTTTTTAAAAATTTATGTACTTCTTCCATCATGTCTGGTGGTAAAGTATCTCTAAATCTTGAATCCTTAAGTGCTTGCTTAATATCCAGAAGAGTTATCGTCTTGTTTTGGCTCATTGTACCTCATTATAAATGTAATGTGACCACATTTTGGACATTTGATTTTTGATTTTCCTTTTTTTTGCTTAGGTGTTTCTATTTTCTTTGTAAAAGGATTCAATATTGGTATTCCAGATTGTATATCAACACTTTTTTGGAGAGAAAGATCTTTCACATCTTCATCTCCAAATATTTTTTTATAGTGACATGTCTGACAATAGATTTGATACTTATATATTTTCATTTTTTTGTTCTGGTAAATTAATTATGGTTGCTGATTCGATATAATTCAAAATCATTGCAGCCAAATTTGAAAGAAATCCGCCAGCACAACCACAGGCGAATGTTGTCAAGATGCTAAGAGTTATATTGTTTATAAAATATCCATAAACAATATATCCCATAAAAAATCCAGCCCATGTTCCAGAACACATGTAGCATTCGACAATTTCGCCAAGTTTTGGCAAATTAATCTTTTTCGTAAATGACTTCACAAAATCTCTAAATGATTCGAGAATTGATCCATCCACAATAATATGAGCCATTCCAATAGATCCAAAAGCAAACAAAAGAAAATTTTCCATTATCATCTCCAAGTGGTTATAAAAACTGTGTTTCCACGCCTTGTCAAACAAAAATCATTAAAGCTATCAAACTTACAAATTTTTTCTTCCAATTCATCAATATTAAATGAAAAGCTTTCAGTCAACTTGTCACTCATCTTGTCAATAAAAATAGGTTCTCCAAAAAAAGATGCTAATTTCTCAACAGACTCTTCTTTAATGTTATTTAAGAAATCTAGTATAGCCCTTTTTCCTAAATCTCTCAACCCCGGAACTCTTATTGATAGCAACCAATTATTATAACATTGACTTAATTCTGGTATATGTTGCCATACTTTTGAATTATAAAAAATTATTTCTTCGATATTTTGAAAATTTATTTTCATACACACTATTTTAAAGGCAAAGGTGAATTTTAGCAACAACATAGGAGTCAATAATGGCAGATAGTAATTTGAACAAAGAAGGAAGCCCAATCAACATTCAAGGGAATGTACCACAAGAATTTTTGCAAGTTTTAAAAAATCAAGGAAGTCAAGGCAATCAAGATGCTCCACAATCTACCTTGCAAAAACCCAATCAATCTTTTGCAAATTTGCGAGATAGGGATAATGGCAATACAAATGCTCCTAGTGTGGCTAAAGCACCATCGTCATATCCGCAAAACAATCAAAGTGGAAGACTTAAAGAAATTCTTGAATCCCTCAAGGGATCACTTGCACAATATGAAGAATTGCAATTACCATCAAAAGGAAGATTCTATGATGGTACAAATGGACCTGCAGATGGCATTATTCATATTCGTCCAATGACAGGCGAAGAAGAGCAAATTTTAGCGACTCCTAGATTTGTCCGTAAAGGACAAGCAATCAACATGATCTTTCAAAAATGCATTAAAGAAGATTTTAAGGCAGAAAATTTACTCACTGTAGATCGAACCTATCTATTACTTTATCTTCGTGGCATCTCTTATTCTCATAGCTACGATGTCGAAGTAAAGTGTCCCGAATGCGGTGCCAAATTCAGCACAAATGTTGATTTAAGTGCTTTGTTTGTAAATCAATGTCCTCATGATTTTGGACCAATTCTTGAAGATGTTTTGCCAAATTCAAAATATCGATTCAAGTATCGCCTTTCAACTGGTCGTGATGAGCAAGAAATCAATGAATATCGTGAACGCAGAATGAAGATGTTTGGCGATAATGCTACTGATGATACATTGACTTATAGAACTGCTCAACTATTAGAAGAAATTGATGGAATCACCGATAAGATGGAACTTCAAATTTTATTGAAGAACCTTCCAATCAATGATGTTTCTTATATTCGTGGCATCATCAACGAGCCTCCATTTGGTGTAGATACAAATGTAGAAATTAATTGCCCAAGTTGTTCTGCAGAATTTTCAATCGATTTGCCTCTTGAAGCAAATTTTTTCTTCCCCCGGAGGAAGAAGGAAAAGAACACCCAAGCATAACCCTTGGAAAAAACCTCCTAGAAGAAATATTTTTCTTTTCATATCATCTGCACCAAGACATGCAGAAGACATTGTTCATGCCAATCAATATCAGGCAATGGATGGTGCAGAGATTTATAGAGCAAAAAGAAAAAGAAAATCAAGCAATGGAAGCAGAGCGAAGAAAATCTAGTAGTAAAAGAAGGTAAATATGCCACTAAAAGAAAGATTGCAAAATCCAACTTGTAACGACACGATTAGATTGCGTCTATTCTCCTACAATAGCAACAATCGAGCCAATTTACAAGACATTCAAAAAGTGGACATTTACACACTTGATCCTAACGAAATATCACAAGCTAATCCTGATGGTCGAAGGTTAGTTGCAACCATAGATGGTGCCGATGTGATTTCTGAATCTGCTGGATCTTATTATGTCGATATATCTGCAGATTCTCCACTTTACACAATTGGAGATTATGTTGATGTGTGGGCAGTAAGCTTTGAAAGCGACCATTGTTCTTTGGCGGAAATTCAAAATAGATTTAGAATTTATCCCAACTTGTGGTTCACAAGTCCTGTTCCGCCTGTTTATGATTTTTCATTTGGATTTAGACCCAACAGAATTGTAAAAGGGTCTAAAAGATATTTGGTGATCCAAATTTCACCAAATGTTCCACGAGGAGCCGATTTACTACCATATTACGAAAATCTCGCCATAGTCTCAGATTTGCGTATTTCAATCGAAAAAAACTGCGGGGATTGTGTCCCACAGGAAAAAGATCTCCGATTGGTAGTAGATCGGCAACTTGTGGATTATCGTGAAAAAATGTATGGGTATTACTTTATTGACACATCAGATTACGATTCTGGAATATACAATGTGTGGTTTGAATTACAATATGCAGAAAACACATTCATCTCTGAGAAAAATCAAATCCAAATTTTCGAATGATTGTATTTAAAAACTAAACAATTCGTGATATCATGCCTTTTTCAATTTTGGAGAAGGCTTTATGAACTTAGATTACAAGTTAGACAATTGGATAAAATACAATCAAAATGTTTTGATGATTGGAAAGCATGGTGTTGGGAAAACCGCACTCATAAAAAAAGCATTTGAAAGAAATGGTTTGAAGTGGAGATACTTTAGTGCAGCCACTATGGACCCTTGGACTGATTTTGTTGGTATTCCAAAAGAAGCAACAAAAGTTATAGGCGATCAATCTGTAAGTTACATAAAGATGATTCGTCCTTTGGACTTTGTTCTTGGTGAAGTAGAAGCAATTTTCATGGATGAATTCAACAGGTCTCCAAAGAAAGTTAGAAATGCAGTTCTCGAATTGATTCAATTCAAAAGCATAAATGGAGAAAAATTTCCAAATTTAAGGATGGTTTGGGCTGCGATAAATCCAGAAGATGATCCAGAGTCTTACGATGTTGAAAAACTTGATATGGCTCAAATGGATCGTTTTGAAGTTCATAGAAAAATTGATTACAAGCCAGATGTTGAGTTCTTTAGAGTTAAGTTTGGAAAGACCATTGCGGACAGTGCAATTGCTTGGTGGTCAGAATTGGATGATTCCACCAAAAATTTAGTATCTCCTAGAAGATTAGAATACGCTTTAAACTCATTTTCTAGACAAGGAGATCTAAGAGATCATTTGCCACAAGAAAGTGGTGTTTCGAAGCTTTTACAGGCTTTAAAAGACGGTCCTACAAGTGATAAATTAGCAAGATTTATGTCAGAAGAAGATTCTGGTGGTGCTAAAATTTGGCTAAAAAATGAGAACAATTTTTCTTCAGCATCAAAATATATCATAGAAAGCAAAACTCTTTGCGATTGGTTTTTGCCATTAGTTCCTAAAGAGAAAATCATATCATTAATGACTTCTAATGAAAAATTAGCAAAACATGTTATGTCTAATGTCAATTCTGAAAAAACATATATGGAAATTTGTAAAGAAATATTAAATGCAAAAACTGACTACAAGATGTCAAATAAAATTAAACGATTTATGACTCAAAATCCCGACATGGCAAAATTTTTATCTGAAGATTAATATGCATAAGATAAATCCCGATGAATGGTTGGAAATATCCAACAAATTAGAACAACATCATGCAATCTTTTATAAGTTGTGGGCTGTTGGCAAACCAATTTTTAAAGATGAGATTGAAACGGCAGCTATTGAATTTGATCGTAATGGAAATTATATACAATTTTCTTTCAATCCCATCTTCTGGTCTAACCTATCATTAGATTCAAAGCTATTCGTAATATGTCACGAAATGTTACATGTAATACTAAATCATGGCAAAAGATCAAAAAATCTCAACATACAAAAAAAAGTAACAGCAAACATATGTCTTGATATTGTCGTAAATCATAGCTTGATAAATAATTTTGGATTTGAAAAAAATAATATAGAAGTAGGAATTCGTAATGCTATAAATTTAAATTCAGAAAATAATGAAAAAAGTATTTTGTGTTGGGTTGACAATATATTTCCAGATGAGAAATATCCAGAAGACGAATGTTTTGAATTTTATTTCAATAAATATAATGAAAAATATGGTGATGGTCATTCAAATCAAGCAAGCAATCCAAATCAAGGTTGTCTAGATGATCATTCGCAATTGTCCGAAGAAGATTACGACAAATTTGTTGGGAAAATAATATCAAGTCTAAGTAAAGACGAAATAGAAGCTATAGCTAATTTTGCTAAAAAAAATCAAGACATAAGTCCTGCTGGATCTGGTGTTGGTTGGTGGCACTCTTTAGGTTCTTTATCGAAACAAATAAAAAAGAAATGGGAAACCATTATAAGATCTTGGGAAATTAAACAATCAAAAGATTGTTATGGTTCCGCAGAGCAATGGCTTAGAAAATCTAGAAGATATGTAAACATTGATGATAATTTATTTTTACCATGCGAAATAGAAACATATCAAAGAATTACAGAAGAAGACAAAATTAATGTTTTTTTCTTTATGGACACATCTGGAAGTTGTTTTGGATTAAAAGATAGGTTTTTTAAGTGTGCCTCTAGTTTAGACTCGCAAAAATTCAAAGTACGACTTTTTTGTTTTGATACAAAAGTTCAAGAAACATCATTGAAATCAAATAAAATATATGGTGGCGGAGGAACTTCATTCAGTGTAATTAAAAACTACATTAAAAAAGAAATAGAAAATAATATGTCCAAGCATCCTTATGTGTTTGTTTTAACGGATGGATTTGGAGATACTATAAAAGTAGATAAACCAGAAAAATGGCATTGGTTTTTAACTGCCGATGGAACAAAGTTGTGGATAGATAAAAATTGCAATATTTATAATTTGAAAGATTATGAATGATTTTTTTTATTTGAAAAATATTCACAAGTATGTCTTCTGCTTGGAACAAGTGGTAAAAATTCTTTTTGATCAGCCTTTTTGTTGAATGCATTGCTACATCTCAAGCCAAGACCAAGACCAATACCCCAAAATAAATGCTTGCAATTGAAGCAAACTTCTTCTTCTGGTTTTGGATCTTCTTTGTTCATACTTCTATTTTAAAAAACTTATCTAATCGTGTTATTACAAAAACCTCATGAATGTTTTCGCTCATATTTTTAAGAATCAAAATTATTTCTTTCTCTTTTAATTTCTTATTCATTGTGATCATTTTGCCAAGTGCTGCACTTGATAAATAATCAACACCAGTGAAATCTAAGATTACCTTGCTCTTTTCTGGTGTTGCTTCTACTACCTCTAATAATTCTGATCCTAATTCTGATATTGAAGCTTCATCAAACATTCTTCCATTTGTAAATTTTACCAAAGTAAAAGTTTCTTCCGTGAAAACAGATAAAAATTTCATTATCCTCCAAGATTTATAAAGAATTCATTTTCAATCCTCAAAAGATCATTAAGCAAAATTCCAGTCCACTCTCTATATTTAAGCATGTACTTGAATTCTCTTCCTTTTAATTCTTCAGTCTTCAAAAAAACAAGCCAAGATTTTCTTGTTCTTTTCCAACAAAGCATAGGTTTTCTTTCACATCTAACAGAATCTGCAACAACCTGATCCAAGAAATGATCTAATTCTGTTGATCCATGTTCAAAAATTCCATTCAAATCAATGCCGTCATAACCGCCCTTTGATTCTAAACAAAATATAAAATTAGCAGGAACAATTAGATCGCCAGAAAAAACATCTCTAGCATGTTTAGGAAGATGACTGACTTGACCCCATCTATTTCCAGATCCAACCGATCTGGAAAAATCTTGACAATTAAATCTGGTGTTTAATATTTTAGTTAGTTCTCTTTCGACTCTTCCACCTTTTTGTTTGCCATTTACTTTTTTTTTCTTTTTTTCTTTATTTTTCAATATGTCATCAACAACAAAATCCTCATCATCATAATTATTTTCCATGTAACCTCTAGTCGAAAATATTTTCTATATCTAAAAATGATTTTTTCTGTTCATCTAACAAAGATAAAATTTGTTCCACATCACTAACAGAAATAGAATTGTTCCTAAGTAATACTTGGGAATTTGCATAAATGTTTCTGCATGTCTCTTGTATCTTCTCGATTTTTTTTTCCATTTCATCAAGGAGCTTATCAGCATCATCATCAGCTGCAGGAACATAATCTTCCCCTGTAGATAATGGAGTTATTATATTTACTTCTATATCATCTTTTGCAAGAGATAATGCATTTCCGCTATAAGACCATTCTTTACATTCAGATGAAGTTACATAATATTTGCTAGGATATGTAATATTTTGTTTTTCAGAATCTAATGAAAAATGCCAAATCTCATGATCTATAACTTCAATTATTTTTGAATTGATTATTGATTTATCACCTAAAGCATTGGCTGCACTTTTCCAAATTGAAGGGTCTGAAAAGAAAAATATTTGACCAAGATTATTTCTCGCATCAGCAATCCATAATGGTCTATGTTCATTTCTAAATAACCATAAATTTCTACCATTATTATTTTTCCACTCTCCAATAGCAACTGCCATATGACCTTGAGTTACATAAGAAAATATGTCTTTAATTCCAGCCATTCTTTCTCGTTCTGGCAAGATTCCGATATATTCATTTAAGAAATTTTCAGAGTATTGGTGTTTAGCTTGTTCGAATATTCTCAAAAGAATTTCAGAATCACATTGGGAATGAACATGATATTTCTTTTTCAAAGAATCATATTCATCAATTCTGCCGTTGTGAATTAATGCTATATTGCTTTTTTCGCTTAAGAATGGATGATTATTTTTATTTACCATCGGATTTCCAGAGCCACGACTAGCTCCACGGGCATGAACCAAAGCTAAATTCACTTCGACATTTTTGTTAGATTTCCAAATATCAGAATTTACAAATTCGCTAGATCTTCCCGGTTGTTTGTGAGTATAAACACTTCCATTATCTCCGCTTTCTGCCAACCAATATCCAGAAGCATCTATGCCACGAGAATCTAGCCTTTCGAATAATTCAGATAAAAGTTCAAATGATAATGTGTTGTTTTTAGATTTCCCTATAAAGCCAGCTATTCCGCACATGGAATTCTCCTATATGTTTTTCAAATCCCCTGTGCTTCCTCCCAATGTAGGAACTTCTTGCTGTGGTGGTCCGCCGGGGCTTGTTGGTTGAATGACACTTTGATCAGATGGAGGAACAACCGCTTTTGCGGATTTTTTAATTTTATCGGAAGTTCCCTTATCATCTTTTGTTTTTTGTATATCTGCTGATGCAATATCATTGATTGGTGAACCCAATTTATTGACAATATTTTTTATTGCCATATTTGATTTTGATAACGCATCTTCGAGCGAAATGTCATTTGTTCCATCTATAGACTTCAATAGCATCACACCAATATTTGAAAGCTTCTCTAAATGTTCTTTGTGTTCTTTAACATCCATGCTTCTTATAATTTTGCGAATTTGACCAACAATATTTTGAGTTGCAACAATGGTGGCTTTGCCCTTTTTTTGAGCTATATCACCTAGATTTTGCAAAGCATTGTAAATATCGCCAATCCTATTTGCTAAATCTCTTGTATCTTCATTTATAAGGAACTGTTTAAAATTCATACTTTATTTATGGTTTCAGCTTCAAGTTTTTTGTTTTTAAGTGAAAAAGCAATCAATCCTACGAACAAAGGTGCTGCAGCTGTTAATTTGCTTTTAAATTCTGGATGGGCTTGCGTTCCTACAAAATAAGGATGAATATCCCTATTTAATTCCATAATTTCCACAAGATTAGTTTGAGGGTTTCTGCCACTTACAATAAAACCTTTGGTTTCAAGCTGAGAAACATATTCCTCATTAACTTCGTAACGATGCCTGTGTCTTTCTTGAATGATTTTTTGACCATATAAGTCATAAACAATTGAATCTTTTTTCAATTCGCAATCATATGACCCAAGCCTCATACTTGCAGCTTTTTTGACAATAGCCTCTTGTCCTTGAACGAACTTAACAACAGGATGTTTTGTTTCTTTGTCAAATTCCATGCTATTTGCATCATCTAATTTGCAAACATTTCTGGAAAATTCGATGACGGCACACTGCAACCCTAAGCATATTCCTAAAAATGGAATTTTCTTTTCACGAACATATTGAATGGCTTTTATTTTCCCCTCAATACCACGATTGTCAAAACCGCCGGGAATAATAATGCCATCCAACTCATCAAAAATTTTGTGCAACCCTCTGTTGTCTTTGTATTTTTCTAATTCTTCGCTTTTATACCACTTGATTAGAACTTTAGCATCATTAACGATTCCAGCATGTAGTAACGCTTCTTTTAAAGAAATGTATGCTTCATCGCAATTATCATACTTCCCAAAAATTCCAATAGTCACAGGCTGAAGATTGTTGTTGGTATATTTTTCAACCACATCTCGATACTTGTGTATTCTGCAAGAACTTCTATTTAAATGTAACAAATCAACAAACAAATCATCTACATGACGATCATAAAACGAAAGAGGAACTTGATAAATTGATTCAAAGTCAGGAGCATCAAAAACACATTCTCTAGTTACATTAGAAAGTTGAGAAACTTTTTTCATGATCTTTTCTGGCACGGAGCTTTCTGTTCTGCAAAAAAGAACATCTGGCTGAAGTCCGTGTCTTTGCAATTCTTTTACAGCATTTTGCAAAGGCTTAGTCTTGAACTCCTTGATTGTTTTAACCCAAAGAATTGGAGCAACCATAACAATCAAAACATTAGCACGATGAATTTGTTTAAATAGTCGAATAGATTCAAAAAACGCAAAGCTTTCCGAGTCTCCGACTGTGCCACCGACTTCTGCGATAACAATATCGTGACTTTTACCCAAATCAACTAATCTTTTTTCAATCTTATCGGTTAGATGAGGATTAACTTGAATAGTTTCACCAAGATATTTGCCATGCTCTTGCTCTTCAATTAATTCTTTTTGAAGAATCCCATGTGTGCAAATATTATTTTTACTAACAGTTATTCCAGCAATTCTTTCGTAATGTCCAAGATCCAAATCTGTTTCAGTTCCGTCATCACAGAGAAAACATTCACCATGTTCTCCGGGTCCAAGAATGCCAGCGTTGATATTGTAATATGGATCAAACTTAACTAGCGTAATATTATGACCACGAAGTCTTAGTAGAAGACCTATACTAGCAGCTGCGACACCTTTGCCTGTTCCAGAGATAACGCCACCAACTACAAAAATGTATTTAGCCATTCTAAAGCCTCATTAAATCTATATTTTCTATTAGAGTAAGCTTAAAAAAAATGCCAAATTAAAATAATTGACACGCACCTCCAGCACAAGCAACATTTTCCATAAGCTTAGTGTTATCTTCTTCTTCGTACATGGCAGTATAATCTACATCCTTGTAAACTCTACTCAAATCTTCCCATAATTTATTGTTGTTTATGTCTTTCAAAAGATAAGTAAGTTCTTTGACATTATTCTGTAAATGTCTTTCGGCAAATTGTTTTGCTCTTCTAACCCAATCTTTTTGTAAGTTGCAATGAACCCATTCTGATTGTAATTTTTGCATTATTTCATCATTTAATTTTTCTGGAACCTTTGGCTCTTGAACCTCGAAAACACCCAAGGCAGCATCACAAGCTCGCCATAAGTTATTATGAAATGCATGAAGTGCATCGACAATCAATCCAGATGCAAAGATGCAACCTTTTCCATATTTAATGACTATTTCGTCAACTGTAAGAACTCTCGTGAATGGAGCTTGTGGATAATCCAAATCTCCCGTGGAACCAAGCAAAGATATTCCAGCGAAACTTTTTCTATTATCATAAATAAAGCTTTCAACTGCTGACCATTCATGATCATGAACATTAATGGTATTGCTAACATTGTGAGACAACCAAGGAGCAGCACATATCTCTTTTCTTTTTCCACTCTCAATCCAATTTTCTTGTGTGAGTTTTACATATTCAAGCAATTGAATCGCATCAATGTTAGCTTTAGTTAGAGCATCCTTATGAGTCTCTATGAGAAAACTTATAACTTTGTCTGTTCCATTTGCACTCCATACCGATGTATCTATTGCGCTTGGATTTATCGTTGAGAAATGTTGAATTGGATTTTCCATAGCGTTACTTTGAACTCTACGGATATATCTTTCAGCATGATGTGGATGAATACCACTCGATGTTTGTAAAATACAAGAAGTAGTTCCAGCAGGTTTTACTGTTGTGCTTCTTGCTGATAAATTAATTCCAATCTTATTTGCAATATCAGCATTTACTTCTAATACCAATCCAGCCATTTCTCTCTGAATAGAAGGATCAAAGCAAATCTTAGGATTATCCATCATGCCTGTGATCGAAACACCAAGCAAAGATTCTTTCTTTGTTATGCTTTCACTTATAGAACCCAAATAATCAAACTTTGTATATCCAGATTGCAAAGTTCCAATTATAGAAGCAACTCTTACAGCCAAAGCAAAATTTTCTTTTGATGTTAATTTGCTTCCATTTATTTCAGTCAAATTACAAAATTGGAATCCAGAGTTTCCAAATTCGTCATATCCACGCAAACTAATTTCGTTGCAAGGATTAAATAATTGTTCGTTAACACAATCCGTCCAAACAATTCCCGGCTCTCCAAATTGTTTGGTTGATTCAAATAATTTGTGATATTCTTCAAATGTAGTTGTTGCTTTGTCTAGCAAAACCGAATTATTGCTTCTAGCTCTTTGTGGATTTTCATAATACCAAGACCCAGTTTTTGCAGTCATCATTTCATTGTCTTCTTTAGAAAACAAAACAATAACAGCAGATCTTCTAATTCCACCGCTAAGAACGCAATCACTTGCATGCAAAAGATAATCCATGCAATCTATTGGTCTAATTTTTCTAAGATTCAATTCCAAACAATTATTCATTAATGAACGGCATTTTTCTAAACTATTTTCCAAAGGTTTAGGACCCGGAGCTTTTCCAATTCCATAAGACAAAGGCGAACCTTGAGGTCTTATTTTGGAATAATTGAAAGATACTCTTTTCCCATAATATTCATGAAATTGCAAATGTGGCAAATAAGACGCAAGTAAAACACCAAATGCATCCGCCCATCCTTCTATTGAATCTTCTATTTCGTAAATCTTTTCTTCGGAAAAATCTTTTGCACTTTTCAAACCATTGTGGAAATTAGGCATTTTATCAACATGATTTTTAGTCACGCTAACGCCAACACCACAACCGCAAAGCAAAAGCCAAATCGCTTCTTGAAAAAAACTAGGTCGATCACAATAACCAGCAGAACAATTATAAATTCTAGCTTCTTTTTTCAAAATTGGAGTTCCACCAAACTGCAATGCTCTTTGACTTCCAAGTGCCACTTTATTATGAACATGCTCAAATGCGAAATTTATCTCATCTGCAACCATGGGAAATTTTGTCAAATGCATGTTTTTGACACGCTCAATAGCTTCATGCCAAGTTTCTCTTCTTCCTAATTCTTTGTTATAACGAGCATAACGAGAAACGAATGTATAATCCGACAATGCTTTAGTTGACATTTGATGCCTCTTTAATTTAATTGTGTTGGGAATATATGTAAGAAAGAAGGTTGAATTTTTTTCAAAAAAAACTATTTATTTAAAATTGTAAAACCATCTTCATGTATCAAATTTATAGTATCAGCAGTTTCCAGCATTTTTATCAAATCTTTATCATGAGTCGTAATAAATACTTGCTTTTCTTGTGACAGTTCCTGAATCATATTGTAAATCCCTTGTACGCCTAACGGATCAATATTTGTTGTAACTTCGTCCAAGAAAACAATGGATGGTATGGTTCCACAACTAATCATCATGATGTCTGCAAATGCCTGAGAAACGGCAAGATTTAATCTTCTACGCTGACCAGCAGACATTGCATGGTAAATATACGGATCGCCATTTTGTGGATTTCGTTCTATCGTTTCATTAAATTCATTATCAAACTTAAGTGTAAGCTTATTATCAATCAAGAATTGCAACCAATAAGCAATTCTGTTGTTGAGTTGTGGTATAATTCCATCAACAACTATCTTTCTAATTCCTTTTTCTCCAAATCCAGCTTGCCAATATTGATAATATTTCAGATTGTCTTCTGATTCTTTAATAGATTTCGACTTTTCTTGACATGATTCTTCGTTAGTCTTTACAAATTCTTTTTCAGAAACGATGATATCTTCAAATGGACTTTTGCCATTTAATTCTTCGTTTTTTGCAGTGATTGAATCTCTTATTTGTGATATCTCCTGCTCCATAAGCAATTCGTAGCTATCAGCCTTTGGTTCCTTAACCTTCATTGCAACTGATATTTTATTTCTTTCTAATTTTATCTTTGTTATATGGCTATTTGATAAAGATTCTTTTGTAGAAATAAATTCTTTTATCTTATTTTGTTTATCTGCAATATCTTGCATTTTTGTTGAGAGTTCACTGGCACTGGTGATTAGGACAGACAAGTCTCTATTTGCTTCGTCTATTTCTTTTTGATCTTCATCTATAACTCTTTTGATATTTTTAGAATCAATAACTCCATAACAATGATCGCAGGTTGATCCATGTTCGTTAGAACCCAATGATGCTATGTGTTGTTTTTTATTTTCTATAAATCTACGATGTGTATTTACTCCAAGCTTTATTTCTTCTCCTTTGGATCTTAATTCCAAAGCAACTTCTCGTATCTTTTCTTCTTTTTCTTTGGCTAACTTTATTTTTCCTTGTTCATCTTCAATCAATTTATCTAATTCATCAATAATTTTAGATGATTCTTGTATTGTTTTTTGTGCATCTTGATAGGCAAGCAATTCTGCTCCATGAGATGTTTTTCCTAATTTTTCTTTTTTATCATCTAATGATTTTTGTAAATTATCAACTTCTGATTTCTTAGTTCTCTTCCAATCTGATTCTTTTTGTTCTGCTTGTTGTAATCGCCTTTTCGATTGATCTTCGTTAGTTCGAAGAATATCATACTCTCTAGTTAACATCTTTATGTTTGCTGTTGTTTCAGAAACAAACTTTTTTGCTCTTTCTTGTTTTTCACGATAAGAGGAAAGAGCCAAAAGGTTTTCAACAATTTCTCTTTTTAATGCAGCATTAGCTTCTAAAAATGACGATGACTGGTCATCTGTGAATATACATATATTTACAAATGCCTCATAAGACAAGCCTATGGAGTCTTCAATTAAGACTTGAGTTTCATCCATACTGCCAGTTGTTATTTCGGTGGTATCATTCCATTCTTGTGATTCACTTTCCCAAAATTGCAAAGAATTCTTTTTTCGACATCGAACAATTCTGTAATTGCCCCATTGCAATTCAACCATACAGTTTTTACCAACAAGATTGTTGATAACACCATCTTTGGTTATTGCTGAAGGCTTCTTAATTGTCTTTCCATACAACCCATAAGAGATAATTTCTTGAATGCTGCTCTTTCCAGAGCCATTAGAACTTATCTTTACTTCATCGCAAGTAGGGCTTTCTTCTGTTTTTTTGACATCTCTATTTTCACCTCTGATGAAAACGATAGATCCATAGTCATCGAATTTTAATTCGATACCTTTGGGTCCAAAACACAAAAAATTCTTAGCAGTCAGATATTTAAATTTTAAACTTTTCATTCTGTAAGGATAATTTATTTTATAAATCTTTTCAAGATTTGATTTGAAAATTTTGTTCGATCCCATTGATGAAAAACGCAAAACCTATCTTTTTTTTGATTTTCAACCAATCCATCAATCATTTGTACATCATAAGGAAGCAAAAATTCTTTTTCTGCTTCGCCAGTGAGACAAAAGCTATCTTTTCGAGGATCGAATAAATGCATCTTTCCGGTAGATTTAAGATTGTTATAAATAAAATTTAAAACCGCTTGGTCTGTACAAAATGGTCTTCCGAGGCAGTTTGACCACATCAAAAAACAAAAATCAATGATGTTTTTTCTGTAAGAAATACAAACACCACCATTAACTACACACCAATCTGTGTAATTTTCTAAATCCATTTGATTTTTTTGCAAATTCATTTGATCAATCATATTGAATGAAGATGATTGATGCTCAAATCCCTCACAACAAACTCCAACTGCAAATTCTGGACAATATGAGAATGGGTCGTGCTGGAAAAGAATATCTCTAGAGTCAGTAATGATTACCTTGTCACAATTAGATTTAGATAAATATTTCCAAAAAGAATGCCAACGATTTGTAAATATTTTTTTATTTTTTCGAGGTTCGGTTATTATTTCACAACCATATTCCTCAATTTTTGATATGTATTTAGAATCAATCCCATCCGTCAAACAAATAAATTTATTATTGAATTTTATTTTAGATATAGATGAAAAGTAAACCTGATATTGATTCCAATTAAGATCATCAATATTGTTAGCCCAAGTTAGATATAGGTTCAATTACTTTTCTTCCTTACAAGAAAATTTTTCATAGTTGTCTTTGGATGACCATAAAATTCAAATTGCCACTTTTCATATAAGTCTGGATATTTTTTTTGGAAGGAGAAGTCCAGATCAGAGATATTATCAGTAACCTGCTTAATACTACGATTGTAATGAATAAATTTTGGCTTTACATCAGAAGACAATCTATTAGGTTCTAAGCAATTCCAAATATTATCGATCTGAGCTATTCTTTTATTGAAATTGACAAAACCAGATATGGAATGTTCAAATTGAAAGAACTTTTCAAAGGTTCTATAGTCACGATACATTTGCCATCCAAAGTTAGAACCATAACAAAAGCCCATGTTATAATCACTGGCAAACATTAAGTATTCATCAGTTTTTATTTCAAATAAATCAGAGATGTCATCATTGAAATAACCATCTATGTCAAAATAAGAAAACATTCCTTGACTATGAGCCTGTAACTCAGAGATGGTATCAAATACCTCTCGTCTTTTATCAGTGACATTTTTCTTAGACAGAACAACGATATTGTTTAATTTTAAAACATCTATAATTTTTTGATTTTCGATGTCAAAGGCAAGCAAAATAACCATGCCATCAAAATTTGCAATTTCCTTGAGGGATGCAAACCAAGAAATGCCATATTTCACAAAATAAGCTTCATCAAATGAAGATACTAAAAATTTATTCAACTTATCTCCTTCTCGCAAATGATTTTTCCAATCTGTATAAGCTTATCTCTATCAAGATCGCCAGTGCCAACAATGTCAACATACTGAGTGATCATTTCGTCTTCTTTAAATATTATTGCCTTTGCATTATCAATAGAATCAATATCAATTTTTCTTTTCTGTTGTCTAATTTCAAGACTTCCCAAATTTTTATCCTTAGATATGTCTTTACGCATATCCAACAAATCTGTGGCGGAGATATCATCTACAACAACTCGAACGAAATTCTTATCTAAATCATATTTTTCTATGTCCTCTGGAGATATGACAAGGTGTTTTGGCGAAAAATCATTTGTTATATATTCTTTTTTCCCACTCTTACAATTTAAAATAATAATATGTTTTTCTTGGAATGCCTCTCCAAAAGAAAGTTCAAGAGGAGAACCAATGTATTCAACATTAGGCTCCAGAACTTGAGAGCAATGATAATGACCAAGATATACATGTTTGTACTTTTTAAACAAATTTGGGCTAATCTTTACCATCTCGCCATCATGCTCTATTGCAACATCTGCAATTGAACTTCCATGTAAAATAGCACCATCAATAGCCAAATGACCAAGAGCGTACTTTGGATCTCCATTTTCACTATCGAGTTTTGTTATTGCACTAATTGGATCATGCGTAAAAGGAATCATATCCCATAGACTTTCCTCTATATTCAACCTAAGAGGCTTATCAATAACTTTAACATTTGGCAAAGACGACAAAGGAGTGACACTACTGATGGAAGTTTGGTCGTTGAACCAAAGGTCATGATTTCCCAAAACAAGATATAAATGAAAAATATCTTTTTTCAGCCACTTCTGTAAAATTTCAAAAGTTTTTTGGTATGTGTAAACATCTATTTTCTGGCGATCATGAAAAAGATCTCCACCAAATAGAATTGATTTTATTTTTCTTTTTTCTGCGGTTTCAAAAACCCAATCAAGAACCTTGAGACAATCTTCCAGTCTCTCATTTCTTCTTTTGTGTGGGTGTATATGGATATCTGTAAAAAGCAAAACTTCATTCATTGATAAAATCTCCATTAGTTTTATAAACTAAACTAAAAATGGATATAAATCAATGCTATTTAGGTTGTTCTATTTCTTTTGGTTGCTCTTTTGGTTGCTCTGGCTGATCTTTTGGTTGGTTTGGCTGCTCTTTTTTGTCTGTTGTTTCGCCATCTTGTGCTTTAAACATATTTCTTAAAGAAGACCAAACATCAGAGGTTTTTATTTTTTTTGCAACACTTTTTCCAGTTGGCGCACCTCCCGGCATTCCACCACCCATAGGTGGCGCTCCACCGCCCATAGGTGGCGCTCCACCGCCCATAGGTGGCATTCCACCGCCCATAGGTGGCATTCCACCGCCAGCAGGAGGTGGTGGAGCCGCACCGCCAGCAGGAGGTGGTGGAGGTGGTGGTGCATCTTCTTTTATCAAATCAATAAATTGGCTAAAGCTTTTCATGCAATTATATATGAAAAATCACAAAGATTCATTAATCGCTTTTATATATTTGATGAGTTTT